GAGGTCGCCGAGCGCCGCATAGCAGAAGCGGCAGCGGCAGCGGCTCACGGCGGGGAGGTGATACATTGACGTTTATTGACTGGCTGCGCACAAAATTCAGCGGCAACGCCGTGCCGCTCTCCGGCACAGACTTGCACGCCTACGCGGATGAGTACGCTGCGCTTTCCGGTGACGTCTACATCCGCGAGATGGCACTGTGGTCGGCGATTAACCTCGTTGCAAACGCAATCAGTAAATGCGAGTTCAAAACCTTCGTCAACGGCGAGGAAACTAAAGGTCGCGAGTGGTATCTGTGGAACATCGAGCCGAACCAAAACCAGAACAGCTCTGCGTTTATACGCGAGTGGATTGCGAAACTCATGCTGCACAACGAATGCCTGATTATCGAGCAGAACGGCGAACTGCTGATCGCGGACGACTTCGACCGCAAAGAATATGCGCTATACAACGACGTGTTTTCCGGTGTGACTGTCGGGGATTTCACGTTTTCGAAGCTATTTAACCAGAGCGACGTCCTATACTTCCGGCTGCACAGTAAAAACATGCGCGCCGTTACGGACGGGTTGTACAACAGCTATTCGCAGTTAATCACATACAGCATGAACGCGTATCGTCGATCGCGCGGCACAAAAGGCGTGTTTAAGTACGAATCTTTGCCGATCGCCGGGACGCCGGAGAAAGCTGCGTTTGATGCGTTGATAAACGACAAGATCGGCAAGTGGCTGACGAGCGACAACGCCGCGCTGCCGCTTGGCAAGGGGCAGAGCTGGGAAGAGGAATCGCAGAAGACATACGCGTCCGAATCGACGCGCGACATCCGGGCGCAGATCGACGACGTGTCGGACTTTACCGCAAAGGCGTTCGGAATTCCGCCTGCGCTGCTGCGCGGCGATGTCGCCGGGACGAAGGACGCGTTAGAGCAGTTCCTCACGTTTTGCATCATCCCGCTGGTGGACACGTTGGAGGAAGAAATCAACCGCAAGCGCAACGGTTATACGGGCGTAGTCAACGGAACGCGGACGAAGATTGACATACGGTCAATAAAGCACTTCGACGTGTTGGACATGGCCACCAGCGTGGAGAAGCTAATCTCCAGTGGCTGTTATAGCATCAACGAAATCCGCGAGATACTCGGCGAGGAAAGAATAGACGAGCCGTTTGCGGATGAACACCTGCTGACGAAGAATATCGGAGCGCTGTCCGGCAACGGTTCCGGCGGGAATCCTGCGGCGGGCTCGGCAGGAGGTGAGAACGACGGATGATACCAATGACGAGCTGAAAATCACGTTCCAGTGCGATAAATGCGGCGTACACTACACCGACAGCGTCGCACAGGCGAAAATTCGCAAGCGCGCGTTCCCGTGCGGGCAGAAATGCCCATGCGGAGGAACGTTTTGCTTGCACATTAACGGCGAACCAAAGAAGAAAGGAGAACGGGATTGAAGAAAAAATACTACGCACTCACGCAAACCGGCAGGAGCGCGGATATCTATATCTTCGGCGATATCACGTCGTGGGAATGGTCGGAGAGCGACGTGTCCAGTTACACTTTGTCAAAGGAATTGGACGGGCTGGATGTTGATGAAATTAATGTCCACATCAACAGTTACGGCGGAGAAGTCGCCGAAGGGCTGACGATATACAACCTCCTGCGGAACCATAAGGCAAAAGTCCGAACGTACTGCGACGGTTTTGCCTGCTCCATTGCAAGCGTTATCTTCATGGCTGGCGACGAACGAATTATGAGCGAAGCGTCTATGCTGATGATTCACAACGCGCGGATGTACACAGGCGGCAACGCGGCGCAGCTACGCAAAGACGCTGACGATCTGGACAAGATCACGCAAGCATCCGTCGCGGCGTACATGAGCCGGGTGAGCATCGACGAGACGGCGCTTAAAACGTTGCTCGACAACGAAACGTGGTTGCTCCCCGGCGAATCGCTGGAAATGGGATTTGCAACGTCTATCACCGCCGACGCAAAAACAGAAAAAGCAGCCGCAAG